GAAATTGTAAGGCATCCTCTGGAATTCCTGTGAAATCACCAAGGATCCATTTTTCTGGAAGTTGTTGAAGTTGATAGTTGTAGATTTTGATTTGTGTCATGTTATTTTTTTAGAATGTAAATTGAATTACTAATTTTTTTGCACAATCATTCCCAATTGGGAAAAACCCTTGTGAATCTTCATAATCATCACCTGAATAAGAAACAATGTTTCCGTTGGTTAACAGATGAATAAATTTACAATTTGGGTAGTTCTTAATTCTTTTACCACAACAGATGCATGAATTTGAATCATCACCAAATTGTTCAATATTTTTTTCATAGTTTACAGATTGAATATCCTGAAGTGGGATTTCGATAATTCTTTGAATGCTCATTTTCTTTAGTGTTGTTTGATGGTGCAAATATAGAGCAGGGATTCAGTTCTCCAAATTTTATTGCAATTTTATTTTACTTTTTTTTGCAGATTATAGCAAAGTTATTGACATTCAGTGATTTTATTTTCACTGAATGTCAATCAAAAATCATTCAACATGGGTGAATTTTTATCCTCTACATGGAGGATCCCCAAAATAAAGTGCCATGACATTCCCATAGTTTATTGGACAGGTCACATTCACAATGTTCATGTAGGCCTCATTGCATATATTTTTGGTGTGATCAAAAATAAAATAGACTTCATCTCCTGGATTCACCAACAATGGGGTGGAAATTCCCCAAATCAAATCATGAATAATCCCATTGATAGATACATGAATCACTGCCACAGGATCATTCAAAAGATTTGTTGCAGTAGGTAAAAATTTTAAAAGTACAGAGCATTCAATTCCTCTACAAAACCATGAATCTGAAATCATAGAGGAATCCCCAACAGGTGCAGTGGTCACACCAAAATATGGAGAATCAATGCCAAGGTCACCACAACAGGCAGGTGGGACAGGTTCTCCTGATGGACCAAAAACATTTTCCCAGGATGCCTTTGATCCACAACAGGCAGGTCCTTTGTTTACTCTCTCATATTTTGATCCCAGGTCTTTGACCACCTGGTTGATTGATTTTTTTGCCATGTTATTCCTCCCAGAATAGTTTTGATATAATTGTTAAAATCATGTGAGAAAGGACCACACATGGAATAAACCACCAAAGGGATAAATCAAATTGCCACCATGCAATAAGGAATGATGCCTGTGTCACCCATATATTTTGGCAAAAGGCACAAAGTCCCAGTGGGTTTGCTAAAAATCCCAATGGGTTTTTTGGATTGTCTCTCCATGACTTCTCAATCCATCTGATCCACCATCCAAAGATGTGACCTGGTTGGTAGGTAAATTGAAGAAAAAAAGACAGGAAGGATGATGTTGTGGCCACCAGTGCCACCATCATAAAACCATTTGACTTCATCTGAACAAAAATGCCCATGCAAAGTCCTATGACCATTCCAATGATCAACATCAAAATGGGAATAGTTGGAATGATGATCTCTTTGTCTTCTTTTTTTATAGACATGATGTGAGTGGTTGACAAATTCCTGGAATTCCTTTGGCCATAAACATACAAGCCCCATCAATAGTGACATGAGTGAAGTATGTTAGTGAGTAGGCCGAAGGGACCTGGATTTTGATGATAGTCTCTCCATTTTCATTGAATACATAGGGGATCAGGATCTGATCTGCTAAATTGAAAGTGAATGTCTGGGTGAGAAATCCTCCATTTGCCCAGATCTCAAATGTCACCTGTGTTCCATTTGGCCAGGGACTTTGAAATCCAAAGTCAATATTCTCACATGACATAAAACATCCAAGGTCTTTATAACAATTGCAATTCATGATTTTATTTTTTAAATTTTATCAAAAATAAGATTTTTCAAACATCAGATCAAAGTCCACTGCAACAAAGATGAGATTTTTGTCAAATTGTTTTGGTTTTGGGACCTCATCTTTCATCACTTGGATGGAATCAATCTGACTCCTTCTGGGAATCATCTGGATGCCTTTGATGTCTGGTTGATCTGGAATCCTGCAGGACATGAGTCCCAATCTGATCCTCTCCTCCAGGTTGTATGGATCCAGGCCTTTGCCACAGGCCACCAGTCTCAATTCATACCTGGTCAACATCCTTTTGTGGCCACAGGTGTAATTTTTACCATTTGCAGCCTCCTCAAAAAAGATCTCCCCACCATCCCTGTGTCTGATATAGAAGTAGTCACTCTCTGTGTCAGAGATTCCTGCCCATTGGAATTCATTGGATGTTGGTGATGTTTGCATGAGAATTCTGCCCTCATCATCAATTCTGGCCAAAAAAATGGACTTATTGAATTCTGGGACATATCTGATGACCTCATTAGAGATCATCTCCAGGAAGTCATGGATCTGTGTGTTCATAGTTGTCAAATAAATTGTGAGAGTATCTTGTCTATTTTTTCTGTGACCAGGTCATCAATATAATTTTGAGTAGCAATCTCTTCCTTTTTTGTTGGTGCAAAAATCTCCATCTGTCCTCCACCCTTTTTTTTGCCCTGGATTATCTCATTGCCTATTGCCTTCTCATAGTCTGTGTCATTGGCAATGGCCAGGACCACTGACTGACCAGATTGCAGGACTTTGATGGATCCCATCAATGATCCTGTGAATGATAGGTCAACATATCCAGTCTGCAGTCCCCGGGGAGACTTCCTTTGTGCCCCATTTGTTCCTTTTACTGGTCTTCCTATTTGTCTGATTTTTGCCCATTGTTTTGAATAGTCAGATGAGATCAGTTGATCATCTGAATTCAGACCCTTGTTGAAGATCCTCTGTTTATATCTTCCCTCCAGGTTTTTGGCTGCTGCCAGTAGGATGTCACCCTTTTGTTGATTCAAAGAGGTGGTGATGTTTTTTAGTAATTGTGCAGCCTGGTCAAACGTCATGTCATTTTTTTAATGATTGTATCAAATAGCCCAGGGCAAAGATTGCCACAATGATGAATCCCAAAGTCCAATAGATCTCCTTCTTTTTTGCAAGTGTCTGAATTCTCTCAATGGTGTTCTCTGTTCTGATCTTCTCAATGGTGATGGTATCTGCAGGACAGAGTGGTTCTACCCAGATTGAATCTCCAGGGAGTCTGACTATTTTAATCTGGACATCAGTTTTTTTGTCCAAAATAAAGATTGTGTCCATGTTCATCACAGACACAATGGTGTCAAATGATCTGATGGATGTGATGATAGTAGTGTCTATGAAAGTGGTCACCATATTGGTTGATCCAGGGAATCTCTCTGCACATCTCTGGGCAGTGATACAACCATTAACAACCATCATTTGGAGTCCTATTGCCAGAAGGAGCAGCATTTTTTTGAGTGTCATTTTTGTAGACATCTATTTTTTTGTAGAATATCCCTGCAAAGTCCTTTTTTATCAGACCTAACAAAGACAAATTTTTTATTAGTGACACCAGGTTCACCATGACAAGTGGGACAAAGACTCCCTCATTCATCCAGGCCAAAACATCTGATCCTTTTGACAAAGAGTTTGCAAAGGCTAACAAGGCAGTGTGGGATAGTAGGGTCCACAGAATCCTGATTGACTTCCTGGTCTCAAAGACATCCCTCTTCCAGGCCAAAGACATCCCACTGATGTGATCTGCTATGATCAACAGAATAAGGGCATAGAAGGAAACTGCAGGGTCATAGATCCAGTCAACCACAAATGATGACAATGACCCAAGGGTGAATCCACCCATTGTGAACATGATTAGGAATTCATTTTTTAGATTCAAAGAGAGGATAGAATTCATGATCTCTTTGCCCTCATTCACTGCATAAATTTTCATCTTTTTGGTTTTATTGGTCTAATTGGTTTTTGTGGGGATGATGGTCTGGGTTTGGATCCTCCACAGGATCCACAGGCCATGTAAATGTTTAGATCTTTTATCATGATTTTGGTTTTTTGGTTTTTTTATGGTAGTCCCTGGACATATCTGGACTGATTGCAGGTGATACAACAATCATCCACCTTCTGCAACAGGGTGGGCAAAGATTCAATGAGAGTTTTCATGTGTTTTTCGTACTGCCTGGTGAATTCCTCCAATAAAAATGCCCCCTTCTCTGAATCTAACAAGGTGATGGAATTCAGTCTATCTGTTGTGAGTGATTCCTTCACCACTTCAATTCCAGATTTGTATAGGATGGGGAAAACAAGTTTGTGTGCCAATATGCAACCAAGTTCATTCTGTGAACATTCTGCATTAGCCTGGACCATGAGTCCATAGGTTGTGTTGGAATAGGATGATCCATTCCATCCAGTGGCCACAATGTATTGTGAATTTCTGGTTGTGCAATTGCATCCAGGTTTGACTTTTGTATTGTTGACATTGATTGCAGCGTCATTCATTGTCACATAGATGGAGGCAGATGAAGAGAGGAAGTCTGGGAAGATTTCTGCATCTCCATTGGCATCAGTAGTGAATGGCCATGAATAGGTGTTGACTCCATCAGTGATCTCCACAGAATGGGCAAAGTTTACCTGTTGAATTTTTATTTTGATCGAATTGACTCTGATTTTCAAAAGTCTGGATTGTTTAATTTTCAATTCCATGCCTCTGTCCACTGCTGATGGAGGGAGATTGTTGGTTCCCCAGTCACCCACCAGGATCTCATCCAGTATAGACTTCATTCTGAAGTAGGGCAGGGCATAGGTTGTCAAATCTGCCAGGACCAGACTGGTGGCAAAATAGATTTTGGATTTGAGAAATTCAAGTCCAGAGACATGGTCTGAATCCACTATGTCTGCAGCATATTTAAGATTCAGTCCTTCCAGATCATTGATGTAGAATCCTGATTTTGGAGTTTGGGTGAGACATCTCACTCCAATGAAGTCATTGAGACAAGTTGGGAGCATAGTTGTATGGATCTATTTTGTAGATGTTTTTATCATATATTTTGACCAGGCATTTGTTGACCAGGTAGTCTGGGACCCAGAATGATGGGCAGGATTTATTGTCAAATTGATTGTGACCTGCAATGATCACATCTGGATTGTAGGATAAAACCTCTGCAATGATAGTTGACATTGTTGCATT